GCGGTGACATTCAAGCACAACAAGGCCACGATCCGCCTCTTCGGTGGAGACAACCCAGACGCCTTGCGTGGCGTTCGCTTGGATGGCGTGGTCATTGACGAGGTTGCCAACATCAGGCCAGAGGTTTGGAACGACATCATCCAGCCGGCGCTGTCAGACCGTAAGGGCTGGGCGTTGTTCATCGGAACTCCGGCAGGAATCAACCTGTTCAGCGAGTTGTTCTACCGGGCCAGCAGCCTGCCTGACTGGTACGCGACCCGCTACACGGTGCATGACACAGACGCGCTAGACCCGGTTGAGGTGTCACGCCTTGAACGCGACATGCCAGAGACGGCGTTCGCACGCGAGTATTTGTGTGACTTCAGCGCGGCAGGAAGCGATCAGCTCATCAGCATGTCGGACGTGGAGGCGGCGTCCAAACTGGTCTACCGGGACGGCGATGTGATCGAATTTCCGCTCGTCGTCGGCGTCGATCCTGCCCGGTTTGGTGATGACCGTAGCGTGATTGTGGTTCGCCAGGGCTTACGCATGGAAAAACCGATGATTCACCACGGTGTTGACAACATGCAACTGGCCGGACTGGTGGCGCAGGTCATTGATGACCGCGACCCGGACGCCGTGTTTATCGACGTGGGTGGTGGTGCCGGAGTCATTGACCGTTTGCGGCAGTTGGATTACTACATCGTGGAGGTGCCATTCGGTGGCAAGGCCAACCAGCCGAACCTGTTCGTAAACCGCCGTGCCGAGATGTGGTGGCAGGTCAAGGAGTGGCTCGGCAATGGCGGCAGCATCCCCAATGACACGGTACTGAAGGCGGAACTGTCCACGCCAACCTATTGGTTTGACGCCGTTGGCAAACGATGCCTGGAGTCAAAGGATGAAATCAAGAAGCGGTTGCAGGGCGGCGGCAGCCCAGACATCGCAGATGCGCTGGCCCTGACATTTGCATATCCGGTGGCAAAGCAGTTGCCGCGAGAGGTGCGAGAGAAGATCGACCCACGCCAAAAAGACTATGACCCATACGAGGATGTGTGAGGTGCCCGTAGTGAATGAGAATAGCAATACGGTCGGCAGCGAAATCAGGCAGCACCAGAATGAATTGGTGAGCCGTTTTGAGGATGTAGCCATTTCGATGCCGCAAGTGCATATCGAAACGACGCATCTGCTGCACGGTGGCATGTACGCACGGACGATTCGGATACCAGCAAACACGATGCTGACAGGCACCATGACATCCTGCGACAACATCTGCATCGTGGATGGCGATATCACTGTAACCACTGATGATGGTCCGAAGCGATTGACTGGATTCAATGTTCTTCCGGCAACCAGTGGCGCTCGTCGTGCCGGGGTAACTCATTCGGAAACCCATTGGACAACCATCATTCCAACCTGCGCCGGAACTGTTGAGCAGGCTGAAGCAGACCTGACGGCAGAACCGCAGAGACTACAGACAAACAGGACCGGCATTGTTTACGGTGAGCAGAGCATAGATCGCCTGTCTTACAAGGCTTTCAGAGAGGCAATTGGAATGTCGCAGGACATGGTTGATGCCATTGTTCTGAATGAGTCTGATTGCATTGTCACGGATCGTTGCGAGGTCATTTGTCGGCGAGGTGAATCAAAGATTCACGGCATCGGGCTATTCGCAACTCGTGACATTGAGATTGGCGCGATAATTGCGCCTGGCCGAATGAATGGCAAGCGATGTGTCGCAGGGCGTTGGACGAATCATTCCGCACGGCCTAACGCGGCATTCGTTGCCGCCTCTGGTGATGCGGAAATCGAAATGGTGGCTATTGACAATATTGCCGAAGGCGCGGAAATCACCGTGAACTACGGCCAGTCGCATGAACTAGCAAACAAACTGGAGGATTCACGATGAGCGCAGTTGCAATCGCAATCGCAGCAGTGGCGGTATCTGCTGCTGGCTTGGGATACGGCATTTATGCGGGACAGGAGGGCAAGAAGGCGCAGGAGCAGGCGATGCAGGAGCAGCGCAGGGCCCAAGCCGCGGCCGCAAAGCAGGCGCAGTTGCAGTCCGAGCAGTCGCAAGCTGCCATTCGTCGCAGCCAGCAGCAATCACCAGATGTTGCAAGCATCATGCAGGCCGCGCAGGAGGCCGGAGGCGGCGGTCCTGCCTCCACAATGCTGACTGGTCCTGCTGGCATTGATCCGTCACAGTTGACCCTTGGCCGAAACACGCTTCTCGGAGGTTGATATTGAGCGAATACCCAGGCAATAACAGGTCGTACAACAACGCGCCACAGCGCGACAGGCTGTTTACGCGCTGGGGTCAACTCAAGAGCGAACGTGCTTCGTGGTTCGCGCATTGGCAGGAAATCACGTCATACCTCCTGCCACGAAACGGTCGCTACTTCCGCCAGGACCGCGACAAGGGATGGCGACGACACAACAACATCTACGATAACACCGGAACCCGTGCGCTCCGAACACTCGGTGCCGGCATGATGGCTGGTGCCACGTCTCCGGCGCGGCAGTGGTTCAGACTCGCAACGCCGGATCCGGAACTGAACTCATACCAGCCCGTCAAGATGTGGCTAGATGATGTGACCAAGCGAATGCAGTTGGTGTTCCAGAAGTCGAACACATACCGCAGTCTGCACATGATGTACGAGGAGTTGGGCGCATTCGGAACCGCCGCCAGCATCGTGCTTCCAGACTTCAACAACGTCATCCACCACTACCCTCTGACCTGTGGCGAATACTGCATTTCAACAGATGCGCAGGGCCGAGTCTGCACGCTCTACCGAGAGTTTGAGATGACGGTCAGTCAGATGGTCAAGGAATTTGGTTACGACAACTGTTCTACTAGCGTGCAGAACATGTACGACACAGGCACGCTTGATACGTGGGTTCCCGTGATCCACGCTATTGAGCCGCGCATGGACCGAGACATGACCAAGCGCGATAGCAAGAACATGCCGATCGGCTCGTGGTACTTTGAGGTCGGAGGCGAGGATGGCGTGTTCCTGCGTGAGAGCGGGTTCACGTACTTCCCTGCGCTAGTGCCGCGTTGGGCTACTGCCGGCGGCGACATCTACGGAAACAGCCCAGGCATGGAGGCTCTTGGAGATGTCAAGCAGCTCCAGCACGAGCAACTTCGCAAGGCGCAGGCCATCGACTACCAGACGAAGCCGCCGCTTCAGGTTCCGACGAGCATGAAGAACCGGGACGTGGAAACGCTGCCAGGCGGCATCTCGTTTGTGGATGGTGCAAGCATGGGCATCAAAACGGCGTTTGAGGTGAATCTCAATCTGAACTACTTGCTGGCCGATATCCAAGATGTGCGCGAGCGCGTCCGTGGATCGTTCTACGCAGATCTGTTCCTCATGCTCGCGAATGCACCTTACACCCGCATGACCGCAACCGAGGTCGCCGAGCGACATGAGGAAAAACTCCTGATGCTTGGGCCAGTCCTTGAGCGTTTGCACAATGAACTGCTGGACCCGCTGGTTGAAATTACCTTCACGCAAATGATCCAGTCTGGAGCGGTCCCACCACCTCCGGAAGAGTTGCAGGGCATGGACCTGAACGTGGAGTTCGTGTCGATGCTGGCCCAGGCGCAGCGTGCCATCGGCACCAACGCCGTGGATCGGTTCGTTGGCAACCTTGGCGCAATCGCGCAGATGAAGCCGGACATCCTTGACAAGTTCGACAGCGACCAGTGGGCCGACATTTACGCCGACATGCTTGGCGTTGATCCTTCGCTAATCATTGCAGATAAGGATGTTGCAATGGTTCGCGGTGCCCGCAACCAGGCGATGGCCGCCAAGGAACAGATGGCGGTTATGAATCAGCAGTCGCAGACGGCCAAGAACCTGGCGCAGTCTCCGACGGGACCGGGCCAGCAGAACGGCCTGACCGATGTGATGAACATGTTCTCTGGGTACGGTTCACCATCAGCCTTGGAGCTTTGAAATGGCAATGATCAACACGAAACTTGATATTGAACAGGCCGGAACAATGGATGCTGCGGCAACCATGCTCTACGGCGGATGACGGTGCCCGTAGGAAATCAGTAACTCCATAAAGTTCCGCCGTGAGCAATTATGATCCGCTTGACCTGCGCAGCCAGGAACGCAGCAAAGCAGAACGCGAACTGCGCGAACGGCTGGCTCGGGAGAATGAAGAAGCGGATATCAAGTGGCTCATGGGCAACAAGCGAGGCCGTCGCATCATTTGGCGGCTTCTGGATCACGCAGGAGTGTTCCGTTCGTCGTTCAACACCAACGCGATGGCAATGTCATTCGCCGAAGGTCACAGGAACTACGGACTTCGCATTCTGTCCATGATCCATTCGCAGTGCCCCGAACTGTATCCAACCATGATGAAGGAGCAGACAGCAGATGAACGAATCAACGATGATGGAAGCCGCAACTCCAACTAACGGCTCCCAGGCATCTTCGGCACCTGAAAGCACCACTGCGACGGCAGAGGCGCTGTATGGTGATGGGCAGAAGGCAACTGCGTCGAAGGACTCTCCAGCCGCCGCGCCGGTCACGGAGAACAAGGCTACGGATAACAAGACGGAACCCAAGGCCGAAGCGCCGAAGGTTCCTGAACAGTACGAATTCAAGGCGCCTGAAGGCCGCGAATTCGACTCGGAGGTAGTGAAGAACTTCTCCGAGGTTGCCCGTGAATTGAACCTGACGCAGGATGCCGCGCAGAAGATTCTTGATCGGATGGGGCCAACGCTGGCCAGCCGTCAAGAATCTCAGGTCAAGGCCATTCGTGGCGAGTGGGTTGCATCGGCTAGGTCCGATCAGGAGTTCGGCGGCGATAAGCTTGCCGAGAACCTGTCCACCGCCAAGAAGGCTCTTGACACGTTCGGATCGTCCGAACTTCGCACGCTGCTCAACACGTCTGGCCTGGGCGATCACCCGGAAGTAATCCGGTTCATGTACCGCGCAGGCAAGGCAATCAGTGAGGATCGGATCGTCACCGGAAGCGTCGGACAGGCCAAGAACGGCCCGAAGACATTCGGTGATCTAGCCGATGCTCTGTATCCAACCAACACCTAATTCCACGAAAGGGAATTTCCAATGGCAGTGCTTACTTCCAACAACCTCACGCTGGCCGATTGGGCCAAGCGCACCGATCCCGAGGGCCGCGTTCCGGTCATCGCGGAACTGCTGTCCCAGAGCAATGAGATCCTTGAGGACTGCGTGTTCAAGGAGGGCAACCTGCCCACCGGCGAGCGCGTCGTGATCCGCACTGGTCTGCCCGCCGTCTACTGGCGTGCGTTGAACCAGGGCATTCCGAACAGCCGTTCGACCACCGCACAGGTGGACGAGGCTTGCGGAATCCTTGAGGCTCGCAGCGAAGTGGACAAGGACCTGGCGATGCTGAACGGTAACACCGCTCAGTTCCGTCTGTCCGAAGACGTTGCCTTCCTTGAGGCCATGAATCAGACTCAGGCCACGACCATGTTCTATGGCAACCCTGCCATTGAGCCGAAGTCGTTCCTCGGTCTGGCTGCTCGTTACTCTGCGACACCAGGCTCGTCGTCTGGCGTCGGTCAGAACATCATCGAAGGCGGCGGCACTGGCAGCGACAACACCTCGGTGTACCTCGTTGTTTGGGGCGACAACACCGTTTATTGCCCGTTCCCGAAGGGTTCGACCGCTGGCCTCATGCACGAGGATCTCGGTGAGCAGACCGTGTATGACGGCAATAACCGTCTTCAGGCGTATGCGACCCGTTACCAGTGGAAGAACGGTCTTGTCGTGAAGGATTGGCGCTACGTCGTTCGCATCGCGAACATCGACGCCAGCGACATGTCCAACGCGAGCGGAACGCAGCTGTCCACGGCGGCTACTCAGCTCATCAAGCTGATGACTCGCGCTCTGTACCGGATCCCGAACATGGCGATGGGCCGTGCGGCTTTCTACATGAACCGCACCGTTCACGGCGGCCTGTCCATCCAGGCGATGGATCGCGCCCAGAACGTGCTGTCCGTGCAGCAGGGTCTGTCGCAGTTCGGTACTC